GTCCGTGGCCTGCTCTGCCGCCTCGACATCTTCAGCCGAGCGGGGTACGAACTCGCACACCTTCTCCGAGCCGAAGAAGACACGCATAAGGCTAGGCAGACATGCTGCGACAGAATCCCGAATATCACGAGACACGACCGCTGATCTGCCCTCGACCTCGTTGCCGTATGGTTCCCCGAGGTATTGTCGGGTAGCCTTGGCACGGATCGGACTTATCTCGTCATCTATAAATTGTATCGCGTCTTGTATGTATTGCCGGACCTTAGACTGAAGGTCCTCCTCAGACATACCGACGCCCGCCTCGGTCTCGACTTGATCTATTTCGCTATACGCCAAAGTGATTCACCTGATATGGGGGCGTTGCTTGAAAATAGGGATGGCCCCCCGAGGGTCAACCCAAGTCTGCCATCTCCATTACTACCTCTGCCAATTGATACCACATGGAACTACCACGCTCGTAGCCCTCCGACACAAGGAACTCCTCTATATGATCGTCGGCTGTCATCCCGAAGAACACATGGTTGCCGTTCTTGAGCTTACGGTAGTAGCCCGGATACAACTTAGTGAGATTCATGCGCTTTAGGGTACCCTTCCGAGTGTGTCGGTTCCGGGCCTTGGATACCTTGTATGATTCTACTGCCTTGGCTAACGCAAGTGCCAGCCTATCATCCGTGCTCATCCAGAATCTCGTAGTCCGGGTCAGTCACCTCTTCTGGTGCTATTCTTCTGCGTTCGCCACTTGCCTTGAGCGCATCTATGAAGTCTTCACTAAATGTCATAGTGACCGACGCACCGGCTTCAGTACGACCGTATGCCGGTTTGTTGTACCTCTCAGCGATCCACTGGTTCACCTGCGTCTGAAGTCTAGCAGACTGAACCTCATCAGGATCATGGTTGTGGGCGATGTTGTACGACTCCTCGACTAGCAGGTCTGCTATAAGTCTCTTAGCAGCCTGCCAGTTATTCCATCTCTCATCTGTGTGGTGTAGCCACTGATAGAATAGACCCGAGGATACATCTACCCCCGTCTTATCCTTCACACGCCAGAGCATCTTAGCCACCGTGCGTTCTTTGATGTACAACTCTATAACCTTCTCCTCTTCTAGGGTGTCGAGTGCCTTGTGTGCTCGTCTAGTGATTCGCTTACTTGCCATATCTGCCTTTCCTTTTGGGCTTGTATTTTCTCCAAGATGCCCAGCCTTGGATGATCTGCTCCAGCTTGATCGACAGTTCCCGCTCACTTAGGCGTCTGCCTGTCTCGTGATATCTTAGCGGATCATTAGGTGGTAGTCCTCTGTTTTCCAACCTGATGATGAGGTTCTGGATACTCTTCCTAATGTCTGCTGCATCATCCTCCGATACACACTTCTCTATCGGCATCAGATCGAACTCCATCAGCAGGCGCACGGTGTCCTCTATGACTAGGGCCATTGTGACTCCTCGTCTGGTAATGCCTCACGCATCGTCAGGGTACGGTAATTCCACTCGATAGGGATCTCCCGAGTAGGACCGTGGCGGTTCTTATTAAGCAATATATGTGTTTTCGATGTCTGGTTGTCTCTAACGAATCGAGAATGATCCAAGCATAAGACCTGATCTGCTGATGCCTCTAATATCATTCCCCCCCAGAGCGATTGAGGTTTCGGGGAGGTATCGTATGCAGCCGATGTAACCCGATTGTACTGGCTGAGTGCGAGCACGATGGCCTTCTTGTTCACAGCCCACGCCCGAAGCTCAGTGATAATCTCCTGCATAGCTTTCTGGATCGCTTCCTCTGTACCGTGCTGGATAAGCTGAAGATAGTCCACGATGATGTAGCGGCATCCCTCCTCTTCGTAGGATCGCTTAACAAATTCCACGACGTCACCCCACTTGGACAACACCTCGTTCGGTACCCACAGCGCAGGCAGGTCAGCGATCTTAGTCCGAGCACCATCCCAAGACTCTTGAGCGAATCCCCCCCGCTCTATCTTAGAGATCGGTACACCACTGATGATGCTGTACGCTCTCGTGGCTAACTGATAGCTAGACATCTCCAGTGTGACATACGCTACAGGCCAGCCAGCCTTGAGTGCACTCGCACAGCAGTTGAGTGCGAAGTTCGATTTACCGTGCCCAGGATTTCCGGCTGCTATGATCGTCCATCCCAATGCCCACCCAACACCGCCTCCATCTGATAGGCATACGGAGTTGAGCATCCCGAGTGGTGTAGGCACTGCTTCGATCTCCCTGGTCTGACGTTCTGGGAACTTGTCCAGAAACTCCTCCGACATGAGGTCTCTCATCCGTCACGCCTCCAGTCTCTGCCCACGTTGTGCTCCGATGTCGGCTTGGCCTCCAGTGCTTCCATAACCCACCTCTCTCGTCTCTCTGGATTGCGGAGGAATGATTCTGGCAACAGCCAACTCTTCCTCTTTGAATGCCACTCGCTTGCCTTCACTTTTCGACAGACTGCCCTGAACAGGTCCAGAGGATTGTCCGAGTCTGCCAAGTGCTCCGACCACAGAGCCTTCAGAATCCTCCGGCGTGTATCGGTCAGCTTGTACTGAGTCTTGCCCTTGGGGTTTCCTAGCTCTTCGATGTACACATCCCACGTTGCCCGTATGTTGTAATCTTCTAGTGGAATATGCTTTGTTATTGTCGCTTGGCTGTCCCGCGACTGTACCGCAGGTGTCGCAAGCTCCGAGGTCTTATAGCTAGAAAAGGCTTGGTAGCTGGCATTACAGACGGTGATGAGTGTACCAAGCCTAGTGGTTTCGCAGGTGATCATACCTGCCTCTTCAAATTTTTTCAGCCATCGCCCGACAGTACCTGGGCTCCATGTCACGATCCGATTGTTGGACTCAAATCCTGCTGCCTGCTCCCCGATGGCTCGCACGGATTTAATCATCTGACCCTTCCTGACCACCAACCCGCCCCCGAAGTCACGCTCGTAATCGTCCCGCCAATTTACCGACAATAGAATCCATATCCACAACCGCAGCATATCGCTCGACCACCCCCACACTGGCGAGTCCTTCAGCTTGCGAGCGACCAGTACGAACCCTCCATTGATTTTAGTCATCTCCGTGTTTCCCATAGCTGATCTCGACTCTAGGATGTTTCCGATCAACCCCGACATTCTCCCATGACAGCTTTGTGATCTGCTTGTCATCCGTGTAGACCACCCCCTCTAGGGCATCGGCTATGCCTTTGAGGAGGTTGTTCGGGTCCCGACGCCTAAGATCCGGCATGTGAAAATCCAAGCGCATCCACACCGGACCCTCGGGGTACGTCGGGCGGTCCCGAACCTGTGTCATCGCCAGTGTATGGCAGAGTTCTTTACCGGCCCGATACCGCTTGGTCAGTATATGTCCTCTACCACCCATGAAGCGACGGTTGTCAGGAACGAGACCGTCCCACGGGAGAACTATCTGATACTCAGCCACCAAGAGTTTTATACCACTCACCCCATGTCCTACCCGATCCATCGTAGTACAACCGACCTTCTGAATCGACCGATGGCATTTCCATATCATCAAGTGTGCCCTCTGCCTTGGCTTTGAGCATTAGTTGTCCATAAGATTTTTGTTCCTCCCAAGTATCCTTGGGAATACGCATCTTGAGTCCGGGCATAACATTGTCTAAGCGGATCACTACTTTTTCTCTATCGCTCATTATATCTGCCGTAAGTTTAATTCGATTACTCTTAGGCTTAGAGCTATGTCAGCCAATAGAAAGCTGTAGATTTCCGGCCACACTAACTCGTCATCTTGCTCGATAGAGTTCTTGAGATCTTTATGGAGTCCCTTCAGGGCACCACGCTTCATATCTTCTTTTCTCTTCATCATCCTTTCGAGTGGATCGCTCATCGCTCTTCCCCCTTTCCGACACCCGAAGGGAACTGATTGTGGAGTGAGCGCATAACCTCGACGCATCCCGTGTCGGCTCGATTGATGAGATGGATCACGGTCCCGATGCCTCTAGCTGCACCGTTCTCTATGAGGGAGTCAGGGATCTCCTGCAGGCTCGCTTCAGCACCCCGAAGCATGTTCCTCACATTGACCATCGAACGAGTCACCGAGTCGTACACATCCGACTCTAATCTAGAAGGGGAGGTCATCATCGTTCTCCGGTAGGCTGGGAGTTGATGTGGTCGCTCCACGAGGCTGCAGCACAAAATCCTGTACAGCTATCACTGCCCGACGCTGCTTCACGCCATCCTTCTCCCACTCGTCTGTCCTGATGCTGCCGGTCACGAGAAGTTGGTGTCCCTTCTTGGCGTACTCCCCGAGTATTTCGGCTCCCTTATCCCACGGCCCCTCACAGTTATGCCAGTCCGTGACCTCCCCCCAGTTGCCGTCCTCATCTTTCTTGCGTCTGGTCGTGGCGAGGCTGAACACTGCGAGCTTTGATGTGCCTGCGTTCCTGACCTCGACATCACGCCCGAGGTTCCCGAGTAGTGTTACCTGATTCAATGATTTCACGACGGTACTCCTTCTAGATCGAGTAGTTTACCCAACGTCTTAATTGCTTTGTTCATGATGTTCAAGTCCGACGCCTCCCGACTGACTTCTTGCGCCCTCTTGATGACCCGAGCTTCGATCTCCGAGCCGTTGGCAGCGGCCTCTTCTGCCATCTTAATGAAGCCATCCAAGTTGAGCTTGGCAGTAGCTATGGCTTCCTCCGATGCCTTCACACTCTCCATCTCTTCCCGAGAAGGACGGTGGTGTCCACCTTGGATACCCATGTTGGCTATCGCCCGACCGATGGCCGAGGTCTCTCCGTTCTCTATGAACGAGGTGCGGTTCACCTGCCCGACTTCCTTCTCGTATGCCCACCCGACTGCTCTGGGTCTCTGGTCGCTGGAGTCGGTATAGATCTCCGCCTTGATGAGACAGATCGCTGGGTCTGCATCCCAGTGTGTCTCGACTACTTCCGTTATGACCCGACCGTCCGGAAAGTCGATCCAGAACGCCCGCAGTCTGTCCTTCACCTCCACATAATCTCCGAGGCTCCACTTCTGTTTAGTCATCTCCCCAGCGTTCTCCCATTTGAAATTTTATTACCAGTGCATCTAACTGCTCCTCAGACCTACAATTCTTACATCGCCTTTCGAGTGCGATCTCCACCAAGTCCATGAGTCTCCGGTTCTGGTCAATGAGCCGCAGCACCTTCTGCGAAAGCTCTTCGATCAGGTCCAGCCGGTCTTGGCGTGTAGGCCGATCTTTCCTAGGCATTGTTGGCTACCGCTATGTCGATGATGTCATCGAACGCAGTCCTGATAGCCTCCCGTCGCGCCTCTGCAATCTTGTGGACCTCTTCACGTTTGTGCATCGCATCCTCGTGGCTGGCCACATCGTGAGCTTGGAGGCTTTTCTGCAGGAAAGTCCCTTCGACCAACTTATGTGTGCCATAGGTGTCCACGAGCTTCATAAACCTCTCTTCTGTCAGACTCATTTTGCTCCTCTCTTTCCGAAGTCGGTAGACTCTGCTTTACGAGCTTCAAGTTGCCACTCCGAGCACAGGTCCTCCATCTGTGCTGGGGTGAGGTGCAAGGTAATCTGATCCCGACCAAACCTGAGTGTGACGCACCATCTCCCGATCATATCACGCATCGTTACCCGAGGCTTGGCCAACTCGGTGGCTGGCCAGATCGTTGTCGAGTATGTCATGGTCAGTTGAGGCTGGGCACCTGACACAACTCATCCAGCATCTCATGGAGCTTGATGGTGCGTGTAGGTAGCGTGAGTGGATTGACGCGCTTGAGTGTCTCCGAGTATGCGTTCATCAGAGTCCAGCCTGTTCTGATTACCCGATCACTGTGCTCCATACGCTTTACGAACTCGTCATGCCTTGGTGCCCGATACTCCTTGAGCACATGCGGAATGAAGCTGTTCGGGATCACGCCCCGATCAACACTCTTGATCAGGAAGTCATGGATCTCGGTGTCTTGGGTCCGATGGTTCTTGTAGATCTCAATGCTCTGATCCATACGCCTCTGCATAGGCAATATGTTCCCGAAGCTCTTATTGATCAGGTACGGAAGCCTCGACAAAATCTTCGGGGTATGCAGTGTGCGGAATGAAGATTGCCCGAAGAACATTCCGTTGGAGCACACGATGACGTTCGTACCAAGCACTAAACCTGCAGCCACAGACTTGTCGTGACTATTCCGCAGACCCACCGTCATCTGATAGTCCCGAGCCGTGTCGGCTTGGTCTATGGAGAAGATCCCGAGCATCCGCATACCGCCCCGAAAAATTGCGTACTCTTTTCGATTGATACTGAACCCCGAGTCTGCGATCACCTTCTCGACCTCGGACGCGAAGACCCCATGAGGTACAGGGTGATGCGTTCGGGTTGCCTCTGGTGTCGGAATCTCGTGTAGCTCCATCTCGTCTACAGTGTACTTTTTTCTTCCCATAAGCATGGGCTAATCCTCCTCCGTGTAGGTCCTCTTACCATAGTTCCAGTGTGCTATGATCTTCGATAGCTCATCAGCAGTGATGTCCTTGATGAGATCCTTCTTCCGTGCAACTTCTTCCCGATGTAGACGCAGCGCAGCACGGTGCTTGGTCCGGTGCTCCAAGTACGCATCAGAGCCCGAACCGCAGCACTCGCACTCATGGACCTTGGCCTTCCGATCCCACTTGGCTTTGCGTCTCCTCTCGGCTCTCTCCATCCGATCCATCAATCCTCCCCCACTATGTCGGTGAGTAGGTTAGTGACCCCACCCGCGAATCCATCGAGCACATCATCCAGCAGGTCTAAGGTCTCTTGCATCTGATCGCCTTTGGTCGAGAACTGAATTGACTCAGGCATGTTATCGAAAGCCTCCTGCTCATCCTCTCTGACATATTCCAGAAGTTGGTGAGCATCCATGACTTTCCTGGCGATCCTCTCGACCCTTTTTCTTCTCCGGTCGTTCATTCGCTGTCCCCTATCTGCTTGTCGGTGCGGGAGCAGTGTTACTCATCCGTTAGCAGTTCCATCGGTACCCAATGTGATGTGCTTAGGATCTCGCCTACCCACTCATCCAGAAGTTCAATGCGGTCTTCGTTCGACTCCCCGTTGCTCGCGATGTAGCAATTTATCCGATCCTCCATCTCTGGCGACACGGATTCTCGTGCTGTCTCTCTCAAGTAAGTCTCTGCGAGCTTGAGCTTGGCATCTAGGCTCATCGTATTGACCTGATCGGAGATAAGATCGTTGATGTGGTCGTTCCCTGGGTGACTCATTAGTTACTCTCCTCTGGGTAGCTGGACAGAACGTCCGACACCAACTCGTTGAGGTAATCTTCATAGGGCTTCTCACCTGAGCAGGCTTGGATATCACACACGCAGGTCATGCGAGTCCAGCCCGCTTCACCCGTTGGGTCCCGATCCGAATCGTCTCCCCCGCACTCTGTGTCGTTCATTCGATTGTATGCCCGACCAGCCCGAAGCTCCTCTGCTCTGGTCATGGGCTTGGGCTCGACTGGGGTCTCCTGTGATCGCTTCCAAGCTGCCATTGCCTCAGCCTGTTCCCGACGCCACTTGTCCAGAGCTTCTTGGCTGAAGAATGGATTGCGCTCTTGGCTGTCGAGAGGTGAGGTGAGGTACTCAATGTGTGGGCTCGCTGCACCTGCTTCGATCACCCAGTCACTCACCTGCGACCTCAAGCTAGGTGCCGGTGCTCCATCTTCCATCCTCTCGTAATACTCAGCTTCACTGTATCCTTGGAACATCAGTTGATCTCCTTAGCAGTAGCAGCGGCCAGACATGCACTCATGGCTGTGGCCATCGGTTGCCCACGACTCCACACCCTCACCAGTCTCCTCATCAATCGAGCCGGTCCCTGAGCAATCTTCGCAGATTTCAAGGTGGCCATCGTTGTAGGGATACTGCCCAACTCCCTCGCAGTGATCGCATACGATTCTCATTAGAAGATCCCCCTCTCAAGACGTAAGGCGACGGTAGCGATCTCTCTCAGGTTTACGTTCTTCTTCAGGTCGTGAAGCTCACCCTCTGAATCGGTACGTCCGAAGTAGCCACACAGGAAGTGATATCGCTCCTCTGTGACCTCCTGTACGAGCAGTAGAAGCTCTGGAAAATCCATAGCGTTGACCTCTTTTTTCAGCGCCTTCAATTCCTTCTTGTGGCGCTTGTCGTGCTCACTCTGGCTGGTCACTCGTCACCTCCCTCTGGCCACGTTTCGATCAGGACATCTGCTACCGCTATGTCGAGGTATTTACCGAATACCCAAGGCCGCCTAGAGATCCAGTCCGGGTTATGTGCGATTACGAGGTTGACCTTCTCTAGATGAGACATCTCTGCGACCTGATCTCTGATCTGTTCTATCACTGCATCATTTCCTGGGTGGCTCATTAGAGTGTCACTCCGGTTGGGAGGTGCTTGGCGATCACGTTGTCTATGCCAACTCCGTATTCTTTGGCTAAGCTGGACTTCTCAGCCATTGCCTTCCAAGTGTTACCCTCGATTGGGTAACCGAAGATTTTTCGGCTGCCATCATCTAGCTCCACCTTCATCAGCCAAACGTACTTATCTCTGAGGCTCATCAGTTGCTCTCCTCATTCAGGTGGTCAGTCCATGCTGGGTCCACAGGCTTGGTGGCCCAGATCCCCATGTCCTCTTCAGGATACAGCCAAGGAGAGAACCGATCAGAGAAACGAAGGTTGGGGAAAATCTTCCTGAAGGCGTACTGGGCTGATCTGTATGACTTCGCTTCTAGTGGCCCCAGCAGTGTGTAGTCGTAATTAGGGAAGTCGCCATAGCCATTCTCTGGACCTATGGGCTCGTGATAGCGATCCTTCTTCAGGACAACGTAGTAGGATGTCTGGCTCATCAGTTGCTCCCCTTGGTATTGCGTTCCACAATCTGACGGATACGGCTAGAAATGAGCCTTTCCCATTCCGCCTCGTTGCTATCCTCTCTGGATTTAATCCACCGTTTCGCTGCAGCCAAAGCACCTCTGGCAGAGCTATGACCATCGGTGACAGCTTCGACGAAGCCGAAGAGTTCATCGCCACGCCTTGGACGGTTCACTGAGAACCACTTAGTCGGGGCTCCGTCTATCTCGACTTGATAGTATGAGATGAGTAAGTAGGGGGTGTGTCTGTGGCTGTAGTTCTCCAAGATCCCAGTGATCTCTCCCACTAGTACCTCAGTCCCATCTATGGTGGCGAAGACTTCAATGATCGGCTCGTCTTCTGAGCCCATCGGTCTGACACTGGGGCCGAATTTGATATTGGTCATCAGTTGCTCCTCGTCAGCATTTGCTCACGCATCACATCACCACCTTCAGTGTATGCTTGGGCGAGTAGCAAGACTATCATCTCTCGTTGCCTCTCCGTGAAGTCAACGAAGTCCCTGGAGTATTCATCACCACCTGGGAAGTAGTAGTGGCCGTCCGCATAGTCTGCATGACCATCGAACATGGCCCGGACTCTTGCCTCGACTCGCTCGCTATCTCTCGTTATCAGTTGTGGAATCGTCATAGTCTGTGGCTCCTAGCCGTTGTCTGGGTGGTTGGCATGTCGTCTGAGAGCCTTCAAGATTCCTGCCTTGTTTGGCTCTATGTCGATTACTGATATGATGGCCCACTCATCTATGCTTGACTCTCCATCTTGGAACTCCCAATCGTACCGTGCCTTCTCAGCATCGGCCTTCGTGGTGAACCAATCAAAACCATGTGAAGACTCCTCCCACGATTTATATTGAACTTTGTAGAACCTCATTAGTTGATCTCCACGCTGAAATAGTTGGGGTCGATCAGGAGTGCTTCATCTCTCAACGCTTCCCAGCGGAGATCCAGATCACTAACGGTGATGCCTCGTAACTCATTCTTGGTGGGCTGTTGGAACCAGTCTGTGCTGGCTCCAGTGTCGATGCTCAGTCCTTCTGCTGCTGCGGTGTCTGTGTCTTGGACTTCCATCTTTTGTCTCCCTCTTGGGTGGACCTTCGGTGGACATGAAATCTCGCTTAATTAGGCACTATTTTGAAGTCAGTTTAGGGCCATAATCGGACTTGTTGGCTAGGCGACAATCACTGTTTCAGGGCTGTTTAGGCTTGACGGTTAGAGCCATCAGTCAGGAATCCAGGCAGAAAGTGAGAGTATATACATTTGTGTTTGATGGAGGATATCAGGAAGGATGAGGTTGTAGGGTGTCAAAGTAGCGCCGGACCCACCGGCTAGTGAGACTATCGCGCAGGCGAGTGACGTAAGTCGTTGTGTTGCAACAGTTTACAAACTAGCAACCAACCGGAACTGTTCGGGTTTGTGTGGTACCAAACCAGTTCACTGGCGGAGCAGGACCATGCTCAAAACCGGCATGTATATTTATGCACCAATACTGCATAATTATGCACCGGCTTGGTTGGTGTTACTATTGCGTAAGCTGTTACTGCACAAGCACTTACGGGATTGCCGGTTCCTGAGTGACCTGCATCGGGACGGGGGACTTGTGTAGTCTAGGCAACACTTTCAAATTAACCCCCCAAAGGACTTGACAAAGGCGGCCTTCGGCCGCAACTCGTCACGGACTGAAACCCCTACCTGCGAAAAAAAATTATGAGCAAAGAGAAAAGAGACTCGGCAGCAGAACTAGCTACTCGGCTACGCCTACGCAGAAAGTTTCTGCCATTCGGCCTCGACCGTAAGCTAATGATCATGGCTGCGGATCTACTCGAAGAGTGGCCATCGACTCCAGAGCCGAAAGCGAAAAAGAAGTCAAAGACTGCAGCAGCGTCGAAGTAGGGAGCTTGCGACAGGGGCTTGGTACACCCTTCTGCAGCATGGAAACTGTTGCGGTATATAGACTTCCTCAAAAAAAAAATGATAGCTTTGTACAGGGGCTCTGGACACCTTTGCGACAATAACAAAGAATATACTACATGAACTACATACGCTTGCTCTTGGGAGGATGCGATTATGGGTCATGTAAACTGCGACACCTGCGGCCAATATCAGGAAATGACATCAGAGTGGTTGACCTGCGTCTTCTGCGGTGAAATCTTGATGGCCCACCCGTACTTCAGGAAACCAGATGGCGAAGCTCACGGCAGCGGCGAGGAAGAAACTGAAAGCGACTTCATTCGCCCTACCGAGCAAACGGGCATATCCCATCCATGACATAGCACACGCTCGGTTGGCGCTGGCTATGGTCGCAGCACACGGCACATCAGGAGAGCAGGCCAAGGTCAAGCGGGCGGTAAAAGCGAGATACCCCTCGATTGACATGCGGAAGAAGTAGGTGCCATACAGACGCCGTGGAACCAAGGTCGAGGTACAGCGGGGTAGTGCGTGGCACACACTCAAGAATCACACCTCGGTGGCAAAAGCGATACGTCACCTCAAGGCACTGAAAATAAATGTAGGCTCACACGGCCAAAGAAAGAGAAAAAAATAAATGGATCTCACAACTGAACAGCGTGGTCGGCGGGCGAAGGAGATACTGGAGGATGAAGTATTTGCCTCGGTCGTGTCTGGTGTAAGAGAACAGATTGTTGCCCAATGGCACCTCACCAAGTTAAATGATAAGGGTATGCGTGAGGATCTATACATGCAGTCTCGTGGACTGGATGAGGTTGTGCGTGGGTTGCGTACCCATGTAGCCAACTGGACAATGGAGAAAACACGCACATCTAAGAAACGGAGAAAGTAGTGAGTGAAACGACCGTAACCGCCCCAGTAGAGGGTGGTCGCAGGCGTACAACTGGAGAAATCCACGACGCCTTAAATGAAATGCTCGTCGGGCCTGAAGAGCACCCTGAACAGGATTCTTCTACGGAAGAGCAACCCTCGCCAGATTCTTTAGATGAAATTGAAGAGCAGCAGGATATCGAGTTAGCCGATGACTCGGTGGTGGATGAGCAGGACGATGAAGGACCGGAAGAAGAACAACTCGACAGCGATGCCCCAGTCTACCGCATCACAGTAGATGGCGAAGACATGGAAGTCCCGCTGGATGAACTCATCTCTGGATACCATCGGACAGCGACATTCACAAAGAAGAGCGCAGCGTTAGGGGAGGAGAGGGCACAGTTCCAGCAGCAAGTGGAAGCCTTCGGTTCCCATCAAAATGCACTGATGCAAGAGCGTCAGGAATATAGCGGTGTGCTTGAACAACTCCGGCAGCAGATGGAGTCTGCAGCCCAGCCACCCGACTTTGACTGGGATCGTCTCGAAAGAGAGGACCCAGTTCAATTCCTCAAGCTGAAGGTGCTTGAGAGGGACCGGCAGGAACAGGTGCAGGCGGTGCAAGTAGAACAGCAGCGGATGATGCATGTCCAGCAGCAGCAAGCTCAAGAGGACATGCAGAAACGTCTCGCTGGCGAACGCACTATCGTGCTGGAAAAAATACCGGAATGGTCGGACTCTGATCTTCAGGCCAATGAACAGCGTAAGATGCTTGAGCACGGAAAATGGGTTGGATACAGCGACCAAGAACTCGCCCAGCTATGGGATCATCGGGCGTTGGTCGTGTTACGGGATGCTTGGCGTTACAACGAACTCGTTAACGGCCAGAAGGTGAAGACCGCCAAATCTAAAATCGGCAGCGCAACACCAGGGAACAAGGAGACTTCCCGTAGAACGCGCTCCCGTAAGCAGAAAGCTATGAGGCAAAAGCTGAAAGACACCGGCAAGGTGGGCGATGCTGCACCCTTGTTAGGTGCAATGCTTACGGACTAACTAAAAATTGAATTATGGCTACAAAGGCAATCACGTTTGAAACCTACACAGCCGTAGGCATTAGGGAGGATCTGAGTGACCTGATCGCGGATATTTCTCCGACAGCCACTCCCTTCCAGAGCAATATCGGCGGCAGTCGTAGTGCAGAGAACACATATTTCGAGTGGCAAACGGACAGTCTCAGTACTGCTTCAGCCACACCAGTAGAAGAAGGGTCAAATCTGGCGACCTTTACGATTACGACCCCAACCACGCGCCTAGGGAATTATTGTCAGATCAATATGCGCGATTTCCTTATCTCTGGAACTGAGCAGAAAGTTACCAAAGCTGGTCGTTCTTCTGAGGTTGGGTACCAAGCAGCGAAAGCAGCAAAAGAGCTAAAGCGTAATGTTGAAATGGCTTGCTTGCTGAACGGGGTTGGTGCTGTTGTTGGTTCTAACAACACAGCAAGAGTTACGGCTGGATTCCCGTGCTGGCTAAAGACCAACACGGTTGATAATGCTTCTACGAAGCCCAGCTATGCTGGCTCGACTCCAACAGGTGCATCAGAGGTATGGAAGTCTTTCGGAACGCCTGTCGCTCTGACGGAAGCTATGGTGAAGACCGCTATGCAATCGACATTTGAGGAGGGCGGAGAGCCAAGCGTTTTGATGGTTTCCCCGTACAACAAGACTGTTGTGAGTGGATTCAGTGGAATAGCTGAAAGCCGTTTTAATGTAGACGGCGCAGCGCCTTCCGTGATCATCGGTGCTGCTGACATTTATGTCAGTGATTTCGGTAATCTATCGGTTGTTCCTAACCGCTTCTTCACTACGGTGGAGGATGAGGGTGGTGGGACGGCGCATAACGATTGGGCTTTATTGCTCGACCCAGATGAAGTAAAACTGGCTACGCTTCGCCCGTATAGCATTGAAGCTTTGGCGAAGACTGGGGATGCAGACGCTAGAATGGCGTTGATCGAATGGGGGCTTCAGGTTAACAACGAAGCAGCCCACGGTATTGTTGCTGGCATCAAAGCAGTAGCATAACCGAAACACCTAGTGGGGTGGGGGCTTCGGCCCCTGCCCCCGATGGTGCCATACTATGAAACGTATACTCGATTATGACCCGGTAACCAAGGTTACGCAGTGGTATCATTATGATGATATCACAGGCAATATCAGCCTAGAAAATGTTCAGGATGTCACTGATATCGTTGAGCATAACAAGCGCATTTTCAATCAGGCAGATGAGCGTAAAACTTGGAAGGGCGATACACACAAGGTGGCCTCTATACCAAATGTCATCTATCACCAACTCGCCAAGGCATCGAACAACTTCAAGGATCAAGCAGTGATTAAACGCTGGTTGAATGATCCAGATAACAAGGTATTCAGAACTAGACCAGGACGAGTCTAATGGCGATTACCACCTACGCAGAGCTTCAGACGGCCACGGCCAATTGGCTGGATCGCTCTGATCTAACTGCTAGGATCCCCGAGTTCATAG